ATCCGTATCAGCTGTTATTCTCCTAATTCTTACATCATACTGACCGATTTCTGGAAGAGGGAATCTAATAGTCCTCCGAATAGCAATACCTCTACGATCTGTATAAATAATTTCCAGCTTATTAATCACCCCACTTGATATACGAACTCCATCTGAACCTAATGCAGAAGCTAGAAAATCTGATGGATCAGAAAATGGATTAATAGACGGTCGAATACCTGTTATAGCAAAAACTCCAGACTCTGATCCAGTTGCAAACTTAGCAATAGGGACATAGTTTGCTGGAATACTAGGAATCTTTATATTAGTTCTAACAGTACTACCTTGAAACTCTCCAATAAACAGTTTTAGTCTACCAGTATTTCTATGGATTCCTATTTTATAATTTCTACCCACATTCACAGAAATAAAGCTATCAGAATCTGGATGCCAAATAATATGACGATTAGGTCTAACTATTTGAAAATCAGTCTGAGGAACAGAGTGACCACTATCTCCTATTTCCCAGATTAAGGGTGATGTTCCAGATTTGGCGTATTGTATCTGAATCATAACACTTCTATCTAATCTATTACCAGCGTCATTTACTACAACTAATCCAGAAGGAAAAGTAATATCAACTGAAATTTCTGTGGTATTGGGTTGTGAAGTTCTATTTACCCAATTATCTACTTGTAGTAAATTAATAGATAAAGACTTCTCAAAGATATCTTGGGGATATAATGCTATTGTTGGATATCCAGTATGTGTTCCAGTCCCTCCATCAATGAACGTAATTCTATCTGTGGAACTACCTTTGATTTTTGTTAATTCAAACTGGGTAGAAATAGCATTTATAATATAATAGATCTGATCAACAACTAATGGATCGGGTAGGGTGTTAGTTGTACGAAATCTAATCGCCATATCATCTTTATAATTATTTGCTATAGTAATAGGTCTCTGTGTTGGAGTAATAGCAGAACTTGTAAAAGAGATAACTTCCTCTCCACCATTCAGATGTTCTATCTCAAGATCTTCTCCAAAGTTACTATTCCCACTTGAATCAAATAGATCAGTTTCTCCAATCTTAAAGTCACTCAAAATCAACGGCCCTGTACCCCAAAGAAATAATAACCTTAAATACTGATCATCCCCTCTAACTTCAGTATAAGGTAAAGCAGCAAAGGGTGGAGACATTCTATGTTTTCCAAAAACTCTAGGAACAACACCAAAGGGATTTAATCTGTTTCTAGCTCCTTGTAGGAATTGAGATGGAGATTCAATATCATCTGGAGTTAATATATCTAATTTAGGTTCAGTGATTGGAATAAGTTTATTAATAAGAGCGGAACCAGCTAAAACAACAGTCATATAAGCTAGTGTATAAGAAGCAGTTCCTACCGCTCCGATACCAGGAATGAGTCCAACGAGGTGTGGTGCAACAACAATTAAAGCAATTATAGCTACTAATCGAATAACATCTTTCGATCCCCCCTCTCCTCCACCACCTGTAGGAGTTGCAAAGATTCTAACTATTGTTCCTATCTTAGGTCTTACTAGATACCATTTGTTCTGTTCGATATAAGTATCATTAATATAAACATTGATATTCTCCCACATATCTTCATTAGGTTGTTCATCTTTTACCAGTTCAAGAATAGTCTTACCATAGTCTATATTTTTAAATACTTTGTGGAGAGAAAAGATACTAGGAACAGAAACTATATTAACTTTATCTTCTATTCTCTCAAGAATTTCTTTGTTGATGTCACTCATCAAGCATCCTTATATGACGATAGAATCCAATAACTCTTTTTTCCCATCTGACTTCATTATACATTTGAACTACACTTCCTATTCCAGTATGTATATGTAAAAAAGTACTCTTTGTCAAAACAAGACCTATATGTGTAGGTTCTCTTTTCATTCTGAGCAAAATCAAATCACCTACTTTTTCTAATCCTATAACTATATTAATCCAATTTAATCTCTCATTATCCATTAGAATAAGATTTGATACATCTTTCTCATTTCCAGCATCAGTATATTTATCTACATAAGATGGTAGAATTATATTAAACTGTCTATAATAAATATATCTAACCAATCCCCAACAGTCAAATTTCTTCGGACCTCTACCCCTACTTTCAAACTCTAATCCAATATAATCTGCTGCCCAACTAGGTAGATTCTCCATTAAAAAACTCCAGGAAAATTATTAGGAGTTATTCTATCAACTGGATATGGCTCTCTATCAAATCTTTCAAAGACAAGTGTTCCAGAAACAGTCAAGGCATTATATGAAACATTTTTTAATTTAAAATTAGCAAAAGATGCTTCAATTACATCAGGGGTGTCAGATCTAATTATCTCAAGAGTTACATCAGCAGCACTAGTTATCGTTCTAACCGCTGCTACAATCTGCCTATCTACATTATCAATAGCGAGTTTAGCTTCAATCTGAAAATTATCAGAATCTCTTGGTAATTCAATACTAAATGGAAACCCAATATAGGTGTCTCCATTACTAACTATATCTTGAGTATTATTGACAACACGAATAGAACTTACTAAGTCAGCATGATTTATTGTTAATAGCACTAAGAAAATCTTATCAGTTTCTTGTGCATGAATAGCTTGTTTGGAAACTAGTGTAATTGGTCTACTCATGGTAATTCTTCTAGAGCTAAATTAACATTATAATGATCTCCACCCCCCAAAGGAACATAACTCGGTATCTCAATAAATCTTAAAGTAGCAGCAGCATCTGTTCTATGATTCTTCCAAGTAAAGGAATCTATACCACCATTTAAAGTTGTTTGAAGAAATGTCTCGAAGATAGCTACCTGATCCTTTGTGAAAAACATAGTATATCGGTATCTACGAATACCTCCTGTATATCTTCTTCGCATCTTATCAGCGCCTACATCCATTTTAGTTCTTAGTCTTGTATCAGGAGTAGATTCTGAGTATCCATTTGCCAATGGAGATTGTGGTAAATCTGAAGGCCAAGCTGCCATATCTTAGTCTCCTATCTCTGAGTAGTTCGTGGTCTAGAGCCAAAAGATTCATTGATTCCTTGAGCAATAATGCCATTATTCCGAATATTATTAGCAACAATATTAGATATCATAACTTCTATATCTACACCACCATTACCACTTGGTGTTTCTCGAACAGTTACATCAGAATTATTCTGATTATAGATATTAACGTTTATTTTGTTTTCTCCTCCCAATTGGTTATTAGGAATTATCTTTCCGGAAGATTTTGGAACAAATAACTCAGGGCCGAGTTCACCAACTATTGCAGGTTGATTTCTAGATAGAGGCCCACCATGAGCTAGTCCAGCAGTTCCTCCTAATCCGGGATTAGCAAAGTTTGGGGGTTGATAAGTTCCAGTACCAGTAGTACCTCCTCCCGCTCCTCCTAATCCAAAAGCTGAGACTAAAGCATTATATATCTGAACCCTAACAATAAGGTGCGCCATAGATTTTATAAGATTACCTATAACATCTTTTGCTCTTTCTCCATTAACAATCATATCAGCAAATCCACTAGAAACTCCAGAAACAAAACTATCAACAAACATTTTCTGTGTCTTATTAGCTTCTCTTTGAATATCTGCTATCTGTTCAACTAAAGCTCTCTCCTTAGCTGCCATAGCTATTCGAGACTCAAGGACTAATTTATCACCCTCTAATCGTATCGCTCTCGCTTCTCCTCTATCTTTTTCTATCTGTTTCCAATGCTCTCTCCAGATCTTCATTAGTTCTCTTGTGACTTTTCTCTCTCGTCCTTCGTCTTCTTTATCTAACTTATTCATAAATTTATGCGAATCTTCTACGATCTTTCTTCGCCCCTCCTCTACTCTTACAGAAGCTGCTAGATCATCTTCTTTTGCCTGCGCTCGTCTCGCAAGAGATTTCTGTTGGTCATCTAGATCCTTTTTTGTAGCTTTTTGTATAAGTTTCTGACCTCTTATTGCAAGACTCATAAGAAAGATTGCTGTACTTTGTCTATCTTTCTCCATTCGATCGAGAGATTTCTTTGATTCTTCCTGAGTCTTTTTAAACTCCTCTCTTGCTCTCTCTTCTGTCTCAACAAGAGATTTTTGAAAATCCGCATTATTTTTGATTCTCTTTATGGTATTTTCCTGATGAATTTCTGCTAATTCTTCATCTAACTTAGCACTAGAAGCACCAAGAGTCGCCATAAATTTATTCAAAGATTGTGTATTTTTTATTAGTCTAACTGATGCAGCTGTAGCTGCAAGATCTCTATCTTTGTGAGCCTTCTTAGCCTTCTCCGCTCTAATCTCTTCTGGAGTCTTTTCTGCAATAGCTCTCTTAAGTGCCGCAGTTATACTAGCTGCAGCTTCTTTAAGAGGTCTAGTAAACTCTTTTCTCTTAGCAAGCTGAGCCTCAAATTTAGCTCTCCTTCTAATTAAACTAAATAGCTCTCTTTCATGTGAAACTTTAGACTGATGTACCCTATTAAGAGCGTTAAAAATACCTCGTAATCTTGCTTTTTCCCTAAAAGTTGTTCTCGAACCTTTTGCTATAAGATCTGCTTGCTGTTTCCAAAGCTTATTTGTTCGAAAAACTATACCAAGTATGAGTTGTCTTACTGTTCCTTCTTTAGCAGATATTACTGCTATTTGATCTCGTAGCTTCTTTTCACTCTTTAAAGTCGGAACAACCTCTTCAGTAATTGCACCTAAAACATTCAGAAGGTTAGTAAACCCAGTTACATAAGAAACTATATTTAGTCCATCAAGTGTTATCTTTAGTAGATCGAAGGCTCCTCTTAATAATAATATCGTCTCCGCAAATAAAATACCAACTCTTTTTGCTATATCTGTCTCATTAGCCAAACTCTTCATTCTCTCATTAATATCTTTTAGCCAGTCTGTAAGTGGCTCTGCTACAACAGCACCTGCTATATTTAGAAAATCTGTCATACGCTCTTTAAGAGTATCCCAAGCTCCAGCTAGTCCTTCTGCTTCTCTCTTAGCAGCACCACCTAGAGTTCCAGCTAGATTATTAAGAATAATCTCCTGAGCTTCTGCTGCCATATTTAGTTCAACTAAATCTTTAATCAATTCTTTCTCTTGTTCTGAGAATATAACTCCCGCTCTTCGTAAAGCACTCATACCACCAACCGGATCTTCTAATGCTCGACCCAACTGTGCGGCGGCAGAAGATAGATCCAATTTCATAACTGATGATAAATCTTGAGCTAAGCCTAAGACCTCTTTCATATTCTTAGCAGGAAGAGTTGGAAAGGATAAAAGAACAGATATCGCTCTTCTTGCAGCACTCTCTGTAGTAAGAGTAGCCTCTCCTAATCTATCTGCAACCACCGCTAATTCCTCAACTGTTATCTGAGCAGTTCTTCCTGTAGCTTTAAGAATAGCATCCATTCGTAAAACTTCCATCTGAAAAATCGCAGCAGCACTAGCTGATTTAATCAGAGCAAAACTAAAACCTATAATAGTACCAGCAAAGATAGCTACTGGTGCGGCTCCCGATTTCATTAATGCTGTAAAAGCTGTAATCCTTGAAGCAACTCCAGATAAAGGCCCTAATGCAATTTGTACTGATTTAGTAAGTTCTTCCATTCTCCGTTGAAGTTCCTTTGTTTCTTTCGCAGCCTTCTTCATATTACTTTTACGTAATTCAGAATTAAACTCAGTCAACTCTCTCTTTGATTCACCCATTCTCCTTGTAAACTTGTTTTGTGCTTCTGTAAATTTTTGTGTGGTAGCTGAGCCAGCACCCATAGATTTAGTAAAAGCACCAATAGTAGACTTTGTTTTCTGTAAGAGACTATCCATCTTCTCCTGTTCCATACCAGACCTTTTAATAGCAGAAGATAGATTTAGATACTTCTCCCTAGCACCAACTAAAGCCTTACTTTGTCTAACTTGTGCTCTTTCCACATCAGTAGTAGATTTTTTTGCAACTCTCTCTACTGATACTTTCTTCTTAATATCCTTGACTACATTACCTAATACCTTAGTATTATCTTTGAATGCTTTATTTATTTTATCAGTACTCTTAACAGTACTCTTCTCAAACTTATCAATAGAAGTTGTAGCCTTAAACAAAGCATTAGTATTAGCATTTATAACGATAGATAGTTCTTCTAATGTCGGCATAGATTATACCTCTAGCTATTTCTCTTTCTTTCTACTTATTCTAAACCAAGCGGCCCATCCCGTTAGTTCACTAATAGGAAGTTCCTCAACCTCCCATACAAACTTACCTAAAGTCTCAGCGACAGAAAAAACTAACTGCTTTCTTCCGTCTCCTCGGAGTTTTTTACTTTCGCTCCTGTGTCAAGCTCTAATAATTTCTGAGCCATATCATGAAAATCACTAACAAAACTATCCTTAGGCTTCTTGCTCAAGGATTCATAATCCGTATCCTCAAAAATCAAAACATCAGTACCTGGGACAAAGCAACAGTAAACAACTGTCCAGATCATATATTTCTGAAACTTTATTGTAGTATCATCAGAACCACGAGCTTTCTCGAGAATCAAGCCCCAAGTTTCTACTGATGGCTCCTTGATTTCAATATCAACACCATCATGGTTGATCAGTTTTGATTTGAAGATGTTAGCACTTCCAACTGTCTTTGACCTAATCTTATCTCTTAATTCTTTTGTTTGTTGTTCATTCATTTGTTAATCCTTTAGTTAAAGATAGTAATAATAGTAATAATAATAATAATAAAACTGCTAGTTTTAAGAAATAGCAGTATTTAATTCACCAGTTCCTTGCAATGTAACTGAGAACTCATTCATAACATTTACACCACCCGCAAGACTAATCTCTGTCACTAATACATTTCCTTCAGCGCCTGTACCTCCACTTCCAACTGTTCCATCAACAAGATACTGACAGATCAATTCAGTTTTTCCGGCCCAAGCAGCTAACATATCTTGAATAGCTTGTGATAAGGTTGTTGCTCCATCATGTAACCAACTGAAAGCTGGAGTATCTAATACCGCCGGCACGGATAACTCAAAGGTAACACTCTCCTCTTCATTACCTCCAACATCACCTGACAACCCATCGGAAACCATCTTGAAGAACCCTCTAGCGACAGACAGATCACTTCCATCGGGATTAATTTCGATAATAACCTCAGCTCTTGATTTCAACAAAGCGGCAAATCCATTAGTAATATCAAAGAAACTTGTTAGCTCAAAAGAAGCAGTCAAGAGAGTAGCTACAAAAGTATTAAAGCCACTATTAGCTTGAGCAGTTTCAAGATCTGTAGTGTCTACAGTATCTGCGCTTTGAGTTAGACTAAAACTATTTGCTTTACCATAAGCAGCAAGTGGAAGGTAATTAATATCACAAGTGACTGGGCCTGTAATATCCGTATTGAACAAAACTATTCCATACAAATAATCAATGGAAGTAATACTACTCGCAGGAATAACAGTAGCAGGAGACGCTCCATTATCATAGAAGACAGCAGTCACTGTTCTATCCCATACATCCTTAGCTACATCCGTAATCTGATACTGTCTCAAAGCTGGAGTACCAATATCAGTCATAGCCTCACCAGCAGCTGCTGTAGAAGTACCACCTTTCTTAACAGTTGCAATATATCCTGCAAATCCTTTATAGAAAGCATTAGCAGAGACACTCCAGTTAATCAATCCGGGTTGGGAAGATTTAAAATCCTGTCCAAAGATGGTATCATCTAATTGCTCACCATCTCGACTGACTGAGCCAGATGAACCAGGGATAATATTGAAAGTCGCTCCACTATCTAAAGTCTTGACTTGTATTTGTTTCGCCATTTGATTTTCTCCTAAAAAATAAAAGAGAAGTTGTTGTAAAAATTAGAATTGTAGAAGTTAATAAGCTATTCTATTACCACCAGATGATAGTTCTCTCACTAATTGCCAGTTGCTTATGAGTACAGGTCGATTATGAGTGTCACCAGCAACACCTGTAATATCAGCAATCTGAACAAATAGCACGTAGTTTGAGCCTCCTATAAGCTGTGGCGCAAGGCCAAGTAGTGTGTCTTTTATTAGTTGAGCAAGAGTCCAGGTTGTTCCATAGGAATCTACACTTCCTCGCGTTCTGCATTGAACTGTAGGTTCATCACGAAGAAATTTAGCATTAGGAGGATCACCTCCAGTATCATATACAGTTATTACCTGGCTTGGAAACTCAGGCTCTCTACCCACAAATATATCTATTCCTAAAGTTCCAATACCATTAGTTTGTAGTATAGTAGCTACATCAAATGCTGGAGAATTTATTGGCATAATCTTTTATATCTTTTTATTAACAATTCAAATTTTGAATTATTGATAATTTTATATTATCAATAATTCAAAATTATTATTTCTTCGCTCTTGTACGACTACGCGCTCCACCTCGTTTAAATCCTTTACCCTTAACAGCTTCCATTATGGCAGGAACGAATTTATTTACATGCTCATTCATAGCTTGTTCAAGAAACTTAGCCTGTGTTGGAGGCTTATGTGTTCTGTTTTCTATTATCTCATGAACAAACCAAGCATAAAAAGCAAAAGCATCTGGTTTGATAATAAAGTCTCCAGACTTACTAGATGGAGAATATCCAACAGTATATTTATTACTACCTGGTGCTTTGACTCCTCCTGCAACTCCACCAACAGCTGTTTTTGATCTTGTTCTCTTAAGGAAAGCACTTGCTCTTAACCGTCCAGTATCTATCGGACAGTAATAAAGAGATCTCTCTAATATATTCAAACATACTAAAAGAATAGCATCATCAGTATCTACTCCAACATTGACT